ATGAAAGTTACGAGCTAGGCGTGCTGGGCCAGTTTACGGACCAAGGAAATCCGGGCTGGGATGGAACGTCGCGGAGGGCTTGTCGGTACACTGACCACGCAGTGCTGGTCGCGTCGGGGATGTCCTTGCCCTGCGTCCAGTCCGTGTCGGCAAGCTTCTTGTTGCGCTCGCTGCGGACCTGACTCGCCTTCTGGGCGTTGTTTTCGGCCACCTCCTCGTCGGTGTACTTGCGCCACTGCTTGGTCTCAATGACCTCGGTGGGAACGATCGTGAACGTGCTGCCGACGAATTTCTCGTCCACGGCACCCTCCTCCAGACGCACGGGAAGCCAGCCGAGCGATTGGAGGCTGGACGCGTCCATCAGATTCAGTCCGGAGACGTTGCGCCACGAACGTGGAAGACCGCGAGGGCCTTCGACGATGGCGTTGTTTTCAACGAGGCAGTAGTTCATGGCTGGAACAATTTAATGGCTTCGGAGACTTCGCTCATCGGGTGCGACCAGTCCCCATACACCTGCTGCCGAAAGAGCCGCATGGAGTCGTAGTAGGGGGTCTTGGGACCGGGGATGGCGTAGAGGTAGTAGGACATCACGGGGAGCACGACCCAAGTGGGCACACCCATCGCTGCCGACAGGTGACTCACCGAGGTACAAGAGCTTACGACTAGATCGCACGAACTCACCGCTCGCTGCGTATCCAGCCACGAGTCAAGCGGAACAGTCTCGACCCAGTCAGGCTTGGCGTCGAGATCGGCGTCACGTTGCAGCGAGATGAACCGCACGCCGTCGCGCTTGACCGCATCAAAGAACGGCGCAGACGGAAACAGCTTGTGGTGCTCCTTCTCGAACTGCTTGTTGCCAGACCACCGCAGGCCAATCGTCAGTCGGTCCCTCGCGACGTGCGGGCGCGCGATGTACGGCCTGCCTGAGATGTCAGCCAGTTCAAGACCGAGCGGCACCGGAGCAGACATTGCCGGAAGCCAGTGATCGTGGTACACGCCAAACTCTGCGCCGTGCTGGACGACGGCAGACACGCCCGCGATGTCCTTAAGCAGCGCGCACAGACTGCCGCTGGCCGATAGCACAACCTTGCAACCACGCTCGACCAGACTGGCCGTGTACCGCGCCTGATGAATCTGATCGCCTAGACCGCCTTCCAAGCGCAGCAGCACCGTGCCGACTTGGCCGTTCCAGAGCGGCTGGGGCGTGTCGGGAGCCTTGTCGCCAAAGATGCCGACGCGACGACCTTGGTGTATCAGACGATAGCCCTCTTGAATCTTGCCGTCGCGCAGTTCGTACCAGCCACGATTAAAGGCGGCACGCGAGTCATCAGGTCTTTCGTTCGCCAGCTTGTCCGCGATGCGCCGTCCGTCCTCAAAGTTTCCGATCATCGACGCGGACAGTTGCAGGTCGAGGTCGTCAATCTGCGGGAGCGTGGTCGGCTTGTCGCGCCAGAACTCAGGATGGCAGAACTTGGCGTAGTGGTAGCCGAGAACGTCCTTGGCCGACTGGTTGTGCTGCCGCGCCAGCTTCGGCTTGATGTCGTGCATTCCGGCGTAGCCGTGAACGAACTCGTCGTTTTCCTTTACGCTCGATCCGTCGATGTGGTCGAGGTCGTAGTCGAACGGAGGCAGGTCAAGAAAGGCGTGAATGCGATCTAACTCGCGCTTTGGATTGGCGAGCAAGTCCTCGTATTCAACGAACAAGAAGCACTCCGGAAACGCACGGTATCCAGCCTCAAGCGTCTGGTACGCGGCCTTCAAGTGCGTAAACAGTTCGCCCTTCTCGATGAACGCGGTGAGGTTGTCTGGCTTGGCTACGCGCACGAACGACGCGGCGCAGTCTGGCACGCTGCGAACCGTTGCGATGATTTTCGGCTGGCGACCGAGCACTTGAGCCATCGAGCGGATAATCACCGGAACAGGCCATCCGCGACTCTTGTCGATGACAACTGGCTTGGTGGTTTCCTGCGCGTGAAACGATGTCGCAACTACGCGCATCGCGTGCTCAAGCTTTTTGCGCTCTGGGTCGCTGTCGTTTAGCAGCGGCGCGTCTCGCCATGTGTTCGCCAGCCCGTCCAGCGCGTGAACAAGTCCCGAGGTCGTCGAGACGTGAGTCTGCGGGTTTTGATTTAGGATGGCTGCGAGGACGGTTGATCCCGAGCGTGGAAGACCGGAAAGGAAGTGAAGCGATTCGGTTGGCAAATTATTCCTCGGTGATGGCTGCGGACATGTTGGCTCCCGCTGCGACGCTTAGCCACGTCGTTAACGCTCCGACTTGTACAGGAGAGGAACGGGTGGTCGTGTCGCCTAGGCCGAGCTGGCCGTAGGTGTTGCGGCCAAAGGTCCACAGCGTGCCGTCAGTTTTGATGGCTGCGGTGTGGCCGTATCCCGCTGCAAGGCTTAGCCACGTCGTTAACGCTCCAACTTGGACCGGAGAGGAGCGGTTGGTCGTGTTTCCTAGGCCGAGTTGGCCGCTGTTGTTGAGGCCAAAGGTGTAAAGCCTATACTGAAGTTCACCAGCCCCACCAGCACCCATCATTAGCCGTTGACTAGTTGGGTCCATGATTAGTTGACGTAATCGACCAACGCAGCACCGCGCCACCGAGTGCCGCCATCGTCGGTGACAAAGATAAACAGATGGGTCTTGCCAGCCGTGAGCGTCGGTGCCGTGTCCTTCGGCCACTTAACAGACGTAGGCCACGTCACAGAGCCAGAGGTGTGAGTGAGTTCCAAGGTGAATCCGTATGATCTGCTCGCTGGTACGTTGCTGAATGTAAAAGTCGAGTTTGCCGCAATCGTCTTCGTGAAGAAGTTACCAGCCGAACAGTCGATGTCCAGCGCGGCAACGGCGACGATGTTCTGCGCGTAGTTGCCGGAGATGTCCAGCTTGGCTGCGGGGCTCGCTTGATTTACGCCAACGCTCGTGCCGTTGTCAAAAATCTGAGAATTCCCAATCGCCGTCCCACTCGTAAACTTGGCAACGTAGTTGGTCGTTCCTGACACTCCGGGGCCTGTGTAGCCCGTATACCCCGTGTATCCGGTGGCACCCTGCGGGCCGACGATGCCGGACGACGCTTCGACCCACTGGCCACCGTTGATGTCTACATAGTAGATCATCAGTTGACCCGTAGTGGAGTTCCACCACAGGTCGCCGTCAGCGGGAGACGCGGGGGCCGTGTCGCTTGTCGGAGCGTTCAGCGCAGGGCCGGTGTACCCGGTTGGGCCAGTGTAGCCCGTCGGGCCAGTGGCTCCGTCTACGCCTGCTGGACCCGTGTAGCCCGTGTATCCGGTATGACCCGTCGCGCCTTCAGGCCCGGTGAAACCCGTGTATCCTGTGGCACCCTGCGGGCCGGTGGAGCCCGTGTACCCGGTGTACCCAGTGTGACCCTCGGGTCCGGTGAAACCCGTGTACCCGGTGTGACCCGTCGCGCCCTCAGGGCCAGTGTAGCCGGTGTACCCAGTCGCGCCCACAGGGCCGGTGTACCCGGTGGCACCGTCCGGACCCGTGAAGCCCGTGTAACCGGTGTAGCCCGTGAAGCCCGTCGCTCCTTCTGGGCCAGTGTACCCCGTGTACCCGGTCGCTCCCGTCGCGCCCGCAGGGCCGGTGTAACCGGTCGATCCGGCCTGCGTGTACGTCACCTGCATGACGGTGATGATCACCGACGGGACGGCGGGAGCGGGGGTCGTCGCGTTGTTGGCTTCGAGGACAATGTTTACATTGTCCACGGACCACATAATCTCGACGTTGTCCCCGGGGACGATGCTGTTCAGCAGGAAGTCCCACGCCGCGACTTGAAACGTGTTGCTGGAGATGTTGATCCGGGTTGCGGAGTCAGGGATATCGACACCGTTCTTGCGGAACCAAATTTGGATGGTTTCGCCCGAGCCGCCACCGCTACGGTGGCGCAACTGAGCCGAGAACTGAATGTCGTACGTCCCCGGGTTCAGGAACGTGATCTCGGAGTTGTTGACGATGGTGACACCGCTGGAGTACGCGGTGTTCGCTGCGGTCATCGCGTAAGCCGTGTTCGGCAGAGTCGCGATTTGGTCCACCGTGCTGTAGAAGGAGCCGTAGTGGGCCACCGCGCCACCGACGCCAGCGGGGCCGGTGTATCCGGTAAACCCGGTGTACCCGGTGTAGCCCGTGTACCCCGTCGCCCCCTGTGGGCCGGTAAAGCCCGTAGCACCTGTGTACCCCGTCGGGCCGGTGTACCCAGTTGGACCCTGCGGCCCGGTGGAGCCCGTCGCGCCCTGCGGCCCTGTGGAGCCGGTGTACCCGGTGTACCCCGTGTGGCCCTCAGGGCCAGTAAAGCCCGTGTACCCAGTGTGACCCGTGGGGCCTTCAGGGCCGGTGGACCCCGTCCACCCAGTGGCTCCCTGCGGTCCCGTAAAGCCAGTATAGCCCGTGTAACCAGTGTGCCCCTCGGGGCCAGTGAATCCCGTGTATCCCGTGGCCCCCTGAGGCCCCGCAGAGCCCGTATAGCCCGTCGCGCCGGTAGAGCCTGTAGGGCCAGCCACGGTTGATCCGGGGCCGGTATAGCCCGTGTACCCAGTAGGACCAGTAGAACCCGTGGGACCAGCTACTGTGGAGCCGGGGCCAGTGTAGCCCGTGTATCCAGTAGGACCGGTAGAACCCGTGGGACCAGCTACCGTAGAAGCGGGGCCAGTGTAGCCCGTAAAGCCCGTCGGACCGGTGAACCCAGTCGGGCCGGTGACGTTGGATGCTGCGCCCGTGTAGCCCGTGTACCCCGTCGCACCCGTGACTCCGATTCCGACTGGACCCTGCGGACCGGTGGCACCCGTGGCACCCGTTGGACCCTGCATTCCGGGGATGCCGGGCACGCCTTGGTTACCCTGCATGCCAGTGTAACCAGTCGGGCCAGTGTAGCCCGTCGCGCCGTCCGTGCCCGGGGCACCGTTGTTGCCCGCCGGGCCGGTGTACCCCGTCGCGCCAGTCGGGCCAGTGGGGCACGAAGCCTCGTGGCCGCAGTTCGTCGGGCCGCAGTTCGACGGGTTGTGAAGCTGCGCGACGGCGTAGGACGCCTGAACCGCAATCGTCGGTGCGCAAACCGTAGAGCGAGCCGAAGCAGGAACTACGGGGCCGCAGTCAGAGGGATTCCGGAACTTCATGGACGAGTGAAAAGGTGACTGATGGTCTGCTGGACGACCCAACCGATGATGCCGACGACGGTGGAGAGTGCTGCAACGCCGCCGATGATCTTTGATCGGTAGGCGAGCTGTGTTTCTTCGAGGTCTTTGATCCGCTTCTCCTGCGACACGAGCAGGGCTTGGATTTCAACGAGACGCTGTTCGCTCTGCTCCAACTTGAGGAGCACCGAGGCGAACATCGCATCGACAGATTTCAGGTTGACCTCTTGGCTCATTTTTTGTCGGCCTTCCCCTTGTAGTAAGAAAGTCGGGACAGGGCGTAAATAACAAAGAGTGACCCGATTCCGGCGAAGAGGATGATCCGCTCGTTGCCCACAAACAGGGTCGGGCCGAAGACTAGGGTCAGGCCAATCGCTGCCGTGGCCATCTGGACCTCCTTGCCGCCGCTGATCGCGATTCTTACCGCCGGATGGAACATCGCTGCGGCGACGAGTAACAAGGCGATACCTACATACTGGACTGGC